CTCTGCCCCTTCCCGGAGCAGTTCGATGTTCAGGTCTTCCTTGCGGTAGTAGTTCGGGTAGCCCTCATAGAGGTCGAGGTTTCCTTCGTCCCTTTCCGAGATCTCCCACACCAGAACCGGCGTGTTCTTCTTCGGGTTCGGTGCGATGGTGGCGCAGCCGCGGAACAAAAGCTCCCAGCCGGCCAGCACCGCCTGCCCTGCAATTTTTGCATCCGGGCATCGGTCTGCCATCTGCTCCACCGACAGGTTGCTGCCGTAGGCGATGTAATATTTCTTGTTCTTCATTTGAATCTCTCCCTTCGGTTTTCTCCGCTCTTGTCTGGCGGTATGGTATATATCACTCTTCTGCCCTGATTTATCAAGGCCGATGAGCATCATATACTGCACAATGTTTTTTGCTTTTGATCGTGTACTCTTACATCATCTGCCGCTTCTTCAGATACCGGATGGCTTCCGCCCTTCCGATACTGGCTGCCAGTCCACGCTTCAGTGTGTCCAGCGGAAACTCCCAGTCGCTGTATCCGCCCTGCAGCAGTTCAAAATACTCGGCATCCGGGCAGCCAAGCCGCCGGTCCTCGTGCATCACATAAGCGATGCAGGGCTTTGCCTTTTTCATGCGGTTCCCGTTCAGGTTCCAGACCTGAAGCTGGAACTGCTTCTTGTAATAGTATCTTGGGCATCCCTCGTACCGGTCCAGCAGGAGCTCATCGTATTCCGAGAGTTTCCAGACCACCGCTGGTACGCTTTCATTGGCATCCTGCTCGATGGTGGCATAGCAGCCGGTCTTGCTCTTTTTGAACAGGAGCCGGTAGCCCTTGATCTCGGTCGTGCCGACCACCACAGCGTAGGGGCATCTCTTTCCCATCCGCTCCATGTCGAGGTTGCTTCCGTAGGCAAGATAATATCTGGATGGGACTCGGCTGATCAACTCAAACATCTGCCTCACCGTCCTCCCTGCCAGTGAATTCCACGCCCTGGAAATCCTCTGTCCCAAGCTCGATCTGGCTGTCCTGCCACCAGTCCTCTGCCACACGCTGTGCTTCCTCCACGGTCGGCTCTTTCATCTCGGATTCATAAATGGTCACCGTTCTCTGGTAGGTCTCGGTGATGGTCACCTTAAAGGTTCTGCCACCCGGTGTGTTTTCATTTTTTAACGTGCTTTTCATAAACCTGCACCTCCTTCTACCACCTCAAGGGCGGTTGCCCGCCCAAAAGGTGCCCGTGCATCCCGGCTTATTTGTTCCGCCAGGATGCGTTGCCCTCCATGTTCCGCAGAAGGATTTCCCTTGCCGTTGCAAATTCATCCCCGATGAATCCCAGCCTCAGCATCCAGCACCGCATCGCATACTTTTCATTGTCGGTCTGCTGGGGCTTTGGGCTTGCCGTCCTGACCATCTTGGCAAGCTGGCTCATTGCGAGGCAAAGCTGGATATAGGCTTTCATCTCACCGGCGTGCAGTCCGTTGCGCTTTCCGTCCGCTGGGTCTGCGAATTGGAAAAGGCGGAATTCAATGGTCCCTTTTGTAAAGGTGGCATGGAGGTTCAGCATATGGTACCGGCTTGAATTGTAGTGGGCATTCCGGTTTTCCCAGCTGGAACCGTTGCCTTCGTACCAGATGTCTTCCAGCCTGTGCATGGTGGTCGGCTTCTCGCGGTTCAGCCGGTCGAGGAAGCGATGGTTGACCACCTGGCAATATTGTCCGGTGCGCCCTGCATCGATCCGGATGGCTCTGCCGATCTGCTGTTCGTGCGCCGCCATGATGTTCACAAGGTTGCGGATGGTCTTTGCGGTGTGGTCGCCTTTGCCAATGTGAATGTGGACTCCGCATCCGCGGCTTGGGCCGCTCTTTGCGCCTGCCTTTCGGAGCAGCCGGATGATTTCCTGCAAGGTTTCGATGTCGTCGTAGGTGAGGATCGGGGTGACCAGTTCGCATTTTTCTGCGTCCGGTCCGTAGATGCTCACATCCCTCTGGAATTTCCAAACCCTGCCCTGTCCATCCTTGCAAGCCCAGCTGTAATATCCGTACTCGCCGGCGGCGTTCCATGCTCTGGTTCCGAAGTACTCGGCGACCTTTCTTGCCGCTTTTTCTCTGGTGATGTTGTTCATCTCAATCTCAACTCCGATGGTCTGGTTCTTCATGGCTTCAATCTGCTCTCTTGTTTTATCGTTCATGGTATGTTCTCCTTTGTTTTTTCCTTGTTTTCCCTTTCGGTATGTGCATATTACCGTCAGGTGCGGATAATAGCAAGGATATAAAAGAACATATATTCGACAAATATAAGGCAGAATGATCGTGTACATTTCTGCAGTTTATCCGCTTGATAATGTACATTTTCAGAGTTAATATCGTTACAATAGAAGAGGGTCTCGCATATTTTCCGGCCCCCATTAGGGGCTTGGGAGCTTACGCTCCCGCCTCCAGCATCTGCGCCGTGTCTGCCCCACAGTCGGGCTGTGTCGGCTGGTTTTCTTCCTGTTCGACCGTTTCTCCTGTGGCAGGATTGCCGTTCTGTGCCGCCTGTTTCGCGGCTTTCAGGGCATCCCGTTTTGCCTTTTCCCTTGCAAGGAACTTCTGCGCTTCCTCATCCGTGCGGAAAGCCGCATGGCCGGAAAGGTTCTCCATGAGAATCTTGCGGGTTTCCTTGAAGTCCGGGCCATTCATGCCCAGCCGCAGAAGCCATGTGCGGAGTGCGTATTTCTCATTCTCATCGTTGACATCCTTTGCCTGGATGCGCTTCTGGCTGATAGCCTGCTGGTTCATAAGGATGGCAAGGTGACCAAAAGCCGTCAGGTGATCATAGTCGGAAGCCGTCGGGAATCCTGTGAAGGAAACCTTTTCTTCTGTGATCACCAGACCTTCCATCGCAGTTCCACACTGTGCTTCGTAACCCTTAAGTGCCTCGATGAAGTTTGCCACCGTATAGGTGCAGCTGTCATCCCGCAGTGTTTCGACCAGGTCGGTTTCCACATGGAAGTGCCCGCCCGTTGCCTTGCTGATGAGTCGGCCCCTGCTATAGATGAGGTTGACCAGATTGCGAAGGCTCACTCCGTTATGCTGGCTGGTTGGGAAGGCAAGTTCCAGATCCAGCGGTACTTCTTCCGGCTGGTCTTCTGCTTCCGGCTGCTCTTCGCTTTCCGATTCCTCTGCATCCGGCTCATCCTCTGTTGCACCATCCTCTGCCGTATCATCCGACTCCTCTTCGGCCACAGGCTCATCTGCCAAATTTTCAGTCGGCTCTGTGTTTTCCGGCTGGTCATCCGTGCTCTCAATGCTCTCGCCGCCGCGGATCAACCCCTCATTCAACAGGGTCGTCAGCAGCTCGGCATCTGCATTCTCCGGCTCGACCAGAAGATTGCCGTCCCGGTCGATGGTGTAGTTGCCGATGTCATAAGCATACAGCGGTGCTCTGGTGTAGTAAGGATGGATACCCGTCAGCTCCTCCATGCGATTTGCAAGTGTCTTACGGTCTGCTATGTTCAATTCAAATTTCAACATAATTCATTGCCCCTTTCGTTTTCTTCTGTTTTTGTTCATCCCGATGTTCTTTTCGGTAGCACATATATCACTCTGAACCGGTCAAATAGCAAGGCCATTTCCCGATATTCTTCATGTTCGACCAATTACACAAGGGACTGCAGAATCTGTTGTGTAAATAGGACCAATATGTAAGCCCACCATATTACCGGGTCACTTTCTACCTAGTAATATAGCGGGCCAGTTTATTCTTCCAGACCTGTACACCATGCGATGCCGGCCAGAACAAAAAATGCGTTGGCTAAGCATATGCCGTTACCCCAGATACGGTACTCTGCCGAATCCGTATACGGGTCAGCCAGCCATTTCCGGATCTGCTTCTCCGTCTTCGGCTTCTTGGCATGGGTCACGATCTTGCGGTGCGTTTCAAACACATCTGCCCAGAATGCCAGCTCTTCTTCGGTCGGGTTTTCCGTTCCGAGATCTCTGCACCACCAGTCCGGGAATCCTTGCAGTCTGGCACACTCGGTCGGTGTCAAACGGCGGACGGTATAGGTCACAGGTGTCGGCTGCGCTTCCGGGTTGTCGATGACCAGACGGTCATTGAAAGCATCCTGCCCATTGAAGCCGCTGGGATGCGCCCCAGTTGCCACCGTTCCCATAACACCCTCGTTCAGATGCGGTGCCGGTGCGATGGTGGTCGGGTCTTTGTAATCCCGCGCCATCAGAGTCGGTGCGACTTCTTTTGCCATCTGCATATAGGAGCCGGTGGTCATGGCATACACATCCTCCGGTGCGCAGACTGCATGGCGGTCAGTGGCATCCAGTGTAAAGCAGACATCCTCATTGACGCCATCCCCCTGCGGACCGTTCTCATCCTTGCGGCCGATCATGTTGCCCTGCAGGACGAAGGTCTGCTGCTTCATCCCCGGCTCTGCTGCAAGTGCCGCTGACTTCTCTCCCAGATCCCGGACTTCATCCCTCTGGTTCTGGGTAAAGGCGATCGGCTCTACCACGCAGATACCGCCCTGATTGCAGGTCGGATCTCCACCACTGCGGTCTAGTGTCCGGGAGGTCTCCGCTTCATAGAAGCCGCTATGCGGATTATCGGACATCATGGAGTGGCTGGCTTTAGAGCAGACACCGTAGCATTTCGGAACGAACAGTGTCTGGTCGTTGTTGCAGCCGAGGGTAGCTGACTTTTCTTCCTGCCAGATAGCGCCCTTGCCACCGCCTTCACACCCGGAACGGATCTTCAATGTGACCGCCGGAGAGTTTTCAACTTCTTTCACCGGGCTTTCCACTGAATTTTCAACAGCGTCCATGACCATCGGGACATTACCGCCACCCGTACCGCACCGACTTGTCAGTGTCTGCACCTTACCATCCTCGGAAATCTTCACCCGGCTGTCAGCAGGATGATTTTCCAGTGCGATGGCAGCAGGCACAACACCAGCCCGGAGGGTCGGTGACCGTTCCTCTTCGTATCCAATGCTTCTGGCATTTGCGGAATGCTCGGTACAGAAACCAGCGGCTTCCATAACACACGGCGGATGATGTGCCTCCGCACGGAGGGTGGCTGTCACCTCTTCCGTCACATCCATCCTCTCTCCGCCCTGATCGTTCAGACAGAGCCGTCCTCCTGCTCCACTGCAGCCTGTCTCTCCAGCGCCGCTTTCAGCACCGGCGGCAGCTCTTTGCCACGCACGGAAGCCCTCCGCAGAATACCGAGACACGCCTTCGGACTCAAATAATACCTTTGGGGCACTCTGGTCTGCAAAATCTGCGACAAGGTAGATACGTTTTCTTCTTTGGGGAACGCCCCACCATTGTGCATCAAAAACTCGATACGCGACGCTCCATCCGTCTCCCACGTAGTAGTCAGCGTCGGGCCATCCTTTCTTCTCAGGCGTAGGCACCGAGGCGGACGGTTCTTTAACACCGATGACAGCTTCGAGGACTGCTTTGAAGTCCTGTCCTTTGTTTGAGGAGAAGGCCCCTGGCACATTCTCCCACACGATAAATCTTGGTTTTTCTCCATTGGTCTTACACCTCATTTCCTTCACGATTCGGATTGCTTCGTAAAACAGGCTGGACCGTGAACCATCCAGACCGTCCCGCTTACCCGCGATGGACATATCCTGACAGGGACTGCCAAAGGTGATGATGTCTACAGGAGGCAGGTCTGCACCGCTGATAGCAGACACATCTCCGTAATGCTTCACCTGCGGCAGACGCTTGGTCGTGACCCGGATGGCAAACGGCTCGATCTCACTGCTCCACACCGGAGTGATCTGCCCGGTCAAAAGTCCGCCCAATGGAAAACCCCCGGAGCCATCAAAGAGGCTGCCGAGGGTCAGCTGTTTATTCTCCATCAGCGACCTCCCTTTCCGGCTCGAAGGTCGCCACTTCCTCGAACTTCAGCTTCTGACTGTCACGGATGACATACACATCATCGTAGTGACCCTCGCTGTGTTCGATATAACGCTTCACGATCACATCCACGAACTTCGGGTCCAGCTCGATGCCTCGGCACACACGGTCGGTTTCTTCGCAGGCGATCAGGGTAGAACCGCTGCCAAGGAACGGATCGAGCACGATGCCGTTGGTCATGGTGGAATTTCGGATCGGATAGCTCATCAGGCCGATGGGCTTCATGGTCGGATGGTCCTTGTTGGACTTCGGCCGGTCATACTCCCAGATGGTTGTCTGCTTGCGGTCGGAATACCACTGGTGCTTCCCCTTCTGCTTCCAGCCGTAAAGACACGGCTCGTGCTGCCACTGGTAAGGACTGCGGCCCAGCACCAGCGCATTCTTCTTCCAGATACAGCACCCGGACAGGTAGAACCCGGCATCCTTGAATGCCTTTCTAAAGTTCAGCCCTTCCGTATCTGCATGGAAGATGTAGATGGAGCCGTCATCTGCCAGATGACCGTGCATCTGCTGGAACGCCGCCAGCAGGAACTGGTAAAATTCCGAATCTCCCATGTTGTCGTTCAGGATCTTGCCAGCCGTTTCTTCCACATCCACGTTATAAGGGGGATCGGAAAGTACCAGATTTGCCTTGGTGCCATCCATCAGGGTATCGTAGCATTCTGGCTTGGTGGAATCGCCGCACAGAACGATGTGCTTACCCAGATGCCAGAGGTCGCCCTCTTTGGAGAAGCACGGCTGCTTCAGCTCCGATTCCACATCGAAGTCATCTTCCTTGACCTCTTTGCTGTGGACCTTGTTGAACAGCGTCTCGATCTCAGGCGGGTCAAAGCCTGTCTTACCGAGGTCGAAGTTGGAATCTTCGATGTCCTTGAGCAGGTCAGCCAGCAGAGAATCATCCCATGCACCCGTGATCTTGTTGAGCGCGATGTTCAGGGCTTTCTCCCTGGTCTTGTCGATGTCCACCACCGCACAAGGCACTTCGGTGTATCCCAGCTCCATCGCTACGGTCAGTCTCTGGTGACCACCGATGATCGTCATGTCGGCATTGACCACCAAAGGATCTGCGAAACCGAACTCCGTGATGGAGTTCTTGATCTTCTCGTACTCTTTATCCCCCGGCTTCAGCTTTTTCCGGGGATTGTATGCAGCCGGCTTGAGTACAGACACCGGCAGCATCTTTAGTTCAGCAGTCGCTTTCATGTAAGCCCTCCCGTTTTAGATTCACATGCGTATGACCCCGGAAAACGGCACGAAAAAGGAGCCGAACAAAAAGCCCGACTCCATCTCATCTCCATCTTCCTGCGGCTGTTCAGCCATCTCGCACCATTCCGGGTTTTCCCCGTTCACGGATGCCAGAACCTTATCTTCCGCATCGTCAATCGCATGTACACAGATACCCCCGGTGTTGAACAATGGATACACACCGATAATCTTCTCACTCATTCCTGTCCGCCTCCTTCTTCCTGCCCCGGTTGGCACAAGCCCGGCTGCAATATTTTCGTTCCAACCCGTACTGATGCCGGTAGGAAAACTCCCTGCCGCACACCGGGCAGATCTTCGACCGCACGGTCTTCCAGTTCTCCGGTTTCGGATGGGTGTTGTTCCACCGTGACCGGCATTCCGGTGAGCAGAATTTCCGTGGTCGGCCTTTATGATTCGGCACAATGGCTGTACCGCACTGAGGGCAGAACGAAAAAGCCATGTCCTTGATCATCTCAGCCGTATAATCTTCCATCTACCCTCACCTCACTCTCATTTTTCGCCGTTTCTTCGGCAGTTTCTTAGAAAAATCTCATAATTCATACGAAAAGCGGCGAAGTGGAAATCGGCCCCGTCCCGCCTGGTTGAATTGTTGTTGCGGCGGCCGATTCTCGCTCGCCCTCGCTCCTCCCGGAACAAGCTAAAATGTGCGAAAGCTCCCTGTTTTCGAGAAGTTTCACACACTTTGGTTCGTTTCGGGGAAAAAGAATGGCACCGGAACGAAAGCTCCGATGCCTGTACATTTTCCTGTTTCATTTTGCGCCGTTAATCCTCTGACCCCCGGCCTATGAATTTTGCGGTTTTTCACAGAAAAGGGGCCACCGGTCTCCGTGTGACTTCACCGTAGAGAAGCGACCCCGGCCCCGGTGGGGGTGTCAGTAGGTGTAGGTCGGGTTGATGTCCTCGGTCAGCGTCTTCTTATCGTGACAGTTCTTGCAGAGAGACTGCCAGTTGTTCTGGTCCCAGAAAAGTTTCTGGTCACCACGGTGTGGAATGATGTGATCCACAACCGTTGCCCGGACGTACTTGCCCTGCTTGGCACACTGCACACATAACGGATGTGCTTCGAGATACGACTTCCTGGCTTTCTGCCAACGTCTGTTGTATCCACGCTTTGCTGCTGGCCGGGTGGCTTCTGGGTGGAGAGGCAGGTGCTTCTCACAGTAGAACCGGCCGGCTTCCACCAGCTCCGGACAGCCGGGGTGATGGCACGGTGTCTTTGGTCTGTACGGCATGGGTCAGTCCTCCCACGGAAGACCAGCCTTGCCGAAGTGACCGTAGGCACTGACCTTGTTGTAATCTACATCCAGCAGTCCCAGCCGCTTGATGATACCCTGCGGTGTCAGGTCGTAGCTGTCATGGACGTAGGCTTCGATGAAGTCAAGGGACTGGTGCTCCGTACCGAAACACTCCACCGACACACCGACTGGCTGTACCACACCGATGGCGTAAGCCAGCTGAACTTCGCACTTGTCAGCGTAGCCCGCCTGCACGATGTCCTTGGCAATCTTCCTCGCCATGTATGCTGCAGAGCGGTCTACCTTGGTCGGGTCTTTGCCGCTCAGAGCACCGCCGCCCATGCGACCGATACCGCCGTAGGTGTCGCACGCCAGCTTCCTACCAGTCACACCGCAGTCGGCGTAACTGCCACCCAACACGAAACGACCGGTCGGATTGACCAGCTTCGTAAAGTCACCGTCCAGTCCGTACTCGCAGGCGGCCAGCACCATCATGGATTCGATGATGTGCCGGAAGTCGCTGACCTCCACATCCGGGCTGTGCTGCACGGAGCAGAGGAAGGTAGTGATGCGTCCGGTGTCGTAGTCGTAGCTGACCTGTGCCTTGGCATCTGCACGGAACATCTTAGACGGATGTGCCTTGAGAAGCTGCAGGAACTTGGTGGCGACCATGTACGGGATCGGCATCTGCTCTGCCGTCTCGTTGGTGGCGTAGCCGTACATGATACCCTGGTCACCGGCACCGCCCTTATCCACACCCATTGCAATATCTGGCGACTGCTTGTCCACCAGAATGCCGATGCGGAGAAGCTCGGTCAGGTTCCACCCCAGCTTTTCGGCACCGACGCGGTTGAACACATCGTGAACGATCTGGTTGTAGTTTGGCCGATAGTCGGTGGTGACTTCGCCGGCAATAAAGAGCTGGCTCTTTTTCAGCAGACACTCGATCGCCACACGGGCGTTCCTGTCATGCTGAAGAATGTCTGTCACAATGGCATCTGCGATCTGGTCACAGATCTTATCGGGATGGCCATTGCTGACCTGTTCACAGGTGATGATCTTACTCATGTTCTGTCCTCTCTTTCATGTATCACAAAGCAGGCCGTTTTTGCCCTTGCCCACAAATAGGCTCCCACAAAGACTGCCTGCCCTGTCTCTGTTCATGGTTTCCGTTCATTCTCTTATTTTCCTTTCTTCTCAACTCATGTAGCATGTAGCAACCATGTAGCTGAATTTTATATAAGAAAGCTATAAAAGAAAGTAATAATAAAAAAGGTTATGAAATCTCGGCTACAAACCAGCTACATGCTACAAAGCACCCAAAATCAGAAAAAAGGATCATAAAAGACTGTCCTTTGGCTTATATGCATCCTGTACCGTCAGGTCTTCCGCTCCATCTTCCACTTCCTTGAACCTGCAGTCCATGATCAGCGTAGTCTGTCCGCCACCGCCTTTGGGACGCTTTCGGGCCACTTTGAAATGCACACCGATAGCATTTTTAAAGTTCTTCTGGTTCTCTGAGGAATACCCGTTCTCCTCACACCACTTTGTGTACAGCTGGTATGCTGCCGCTGTCCGAAGTTCCGATCCTTCCTCTTTTTCAAGCCACGCCTCAATGAACTGCCCGATCCGATCAGAATCATCCTTGTAATCTTCCGTGGCTTTCGTGACCGCCTGCGGAAGTTCCAAACCGCGCTGGCAGAACTTTTTGTATCCTTCCAGACACCAGTTAAAAATACCTGACAGGTTCTCCGGCTTCGCGAACTGTCCCTTCAGCCCCTGGTCCTGTTCTCCCTCTTCAAAGTGACGGTTGAACGGTATGATTTTCAGTCGGCCGGATTGGAACAAGGTCATATCATTGACATTGGGCAGGTAGTTCGTGTTGATAAAGATCTTGAACATTGGCACAAAATCAAAGCTGTTCTCATTCAGGAAGCGGGCATTGATGGTGTCGTTGCCGGTCATTCTTTTTACGAGAGCAGCATTGAATGTGATCTTCTTCTCCGGCTCAGAGATATTTACAAATCTGGAACCGACCAGACGAGCCACTTCTTCCGAAGGTCCGCCTGTGTTCCCACCACGGAATTTAGCTGCCAGCATATCCGGATTTGATGTCTTTCCATAGTCGCCCATGATCTTCAGAAATGTTTCCATTGCAGTACCTTTTCCGTTTCGGGAAGTGGCACCGTAAAGGATAAACATACACTCCTGCGAGGTATCTCCTGTCAGGGCGTATCCCAAAGAACGCTGAAGGAAGTCTGCCAGATCTGCATCTCCACACATGACCTCCTTGATAAACGAGTGCCAGCGTGGACAGTCTGCATCCGGGTCATAGGTAATACCGGATTTCATTGTGAGATAATCCTCCGGCCGATGCTCCCTGAATTCCAGTGTACGCATATCCAGCGTTCCATTTTTGCAGTTGAAGAAATACTTGTTCCTGTCGAATGCCTGCATGGAGATCGGATACACGGACATGGCATCTTTCAGCATCGTTTCCCGGTTCTTACGCAGCTGCAGCTTTCGGACGCGGTCGATGAACCGCTTTCTGGCATCCTCTTCGGTAATCGTCAGTGCAAACACATACAGCTTGTCCGCCAGCAGCTTTGCCAGTTCCGATACCTTGAGGTTGCCTTTGTCCGGCCGCCAGACAGAGCCGTCATAGACATACCAGCCTTTACGCTCACTGTTGTACCGGGCGATCTGCTTGAAATAATCCGCAAACATATTGCCCATGCCGATCTCATTTCGGCCATACCGGGAATTTGTATGCGGAGCCATTTCTTCCAGCGTGACCGTGATCTTGGTGAGATCCGGCTGGAACTCGATATAGTCATCTTCATCCAGCTTGGAAAACTCCTCATCCACGATATCCTGTGCGTTGACCGGCATATAGACGGCCGCACAGGTATTGACGGTATTGCGGATAGAGATCGCGCCGTAGGTCGAACCAGCCTGTTTTCTGTCCCACTTGTCACGCATCAGGCCAGAGGTACGGAAAATGCGGTCCATCTGCTCCTCATCACAACCACACCAGAATGCCAGAATAGACAAGAGTGCCATATCTGCATCCGACTGGCTGCCGTAAAGGTCTTCCCAGTCACCGGCAAAGAGTTTTTTGAACTTTTCCGAGTTGCTGGCTTCATTGGCGTGTGCGATAACAGCCTCGTCGTCCAGGTACGAATGGTGCTGGAAATGAGTCTGCTGCACCTGCTTGTTTCGCTTCATCAGCGTGTCCAACAGTGTCGTCATTGCGGTTTCATCGTTCGGGATCTCACCTGTGCGGTAAACATCTCCCGTTACGGTGACGAAGCGGTTCGTCGCACCGGGCATATACACTTCCAGACCCTTGCTGCGGTTGTTGATGTAGTAGACCGTCTTGTCATAGACGTAGTCTTCCGGCACACAAAAGAAACCTCGCAGTCCTTTGCCGGACGGAGATTTTTCCACGTAAGCCGTAGGAAAGATGGAAAGGACGGTATCCGCCGTATCGTTCAGCGTACCATCCTCCCGGATACAGTGGTCGATATCAAAAGCTCCGATTCCGTTGCCAACAGCAATACCGATACCGTCATAGCCGCCCATTGCATAAGTGACGAGGGTATTCTTGAAATCTGAGAATGTACGCAGGTCATTAATCCTCGCCCGTTCCCCCGTTGCCGGGTTAAATGGCATCTTGGTCTTCTGGCCATTGCGCTTTTCAAACTTCCAGACACAGAAGCTGCAGGTCGTTTTCAGCTTGCCCGGAATGTTCTTGATGTCCATCATGCCTGCGCCTCCCTTCCCATGCAAGCCTGCATCGCAAACTGTTTTTTAACCGCAGCTTCGATCTCCTGCTTTTTCTTGGCCGAGGTCACACGGCAGAGCCGGTTGCACAGGACCATCTTGTCAATGGTCGTGATCTGCTCCACCAGCAGAATGGATTCTTCCAGTCCCTCATCCCGGAGCATTTCGCAGTCTCTCCCGGTGACCGGAATGTGTACCGGCAGCTCCAGCTTCTTCAGCTTGGAACTCATCGGGATTACCGTGATGATCGGAGAATTGCGGTTTGCCATATCGTTGCTGATGACCAGCACCGGGCGGTTCCCGCTCTGCACCGAGGTACCATAATGATCACCCAGTTCGGCGAACCAGATCTCATACTGCTTCGGTATCTTTGATACCGGCCATCTGGTAAGCGGCATCTCCTGAAGCGGCACTCTATTAGGTGCCGGCTGACAGGATACTACTGCCCTTTTCTTGGTCTTCCCTCGCTGATTGATGTATTTATTAACATGGATCTTTCGTCCATGTGCTGCTGACCGGGCATTCTTTTTCTTTCTCCCCATTGGGACCTCACCTCCAGTTTGATAGCAAAAAGGCCGCCGAAGATGGAATCCTCATAGCGGCCGTAAATGTAAAAAGGCATAAAAACACCGGATGCTTTCCAGTATCTTTATGCCTTTGTTTTCCTATTTTCCTAGTTTAAAGTATAGCAAAAAACCGATGTACAGTTAAGAAGGAAAAGTTCAAAAACGGTTCGTTTCCGTTCGTAAAGTTCAGTTTTTGCAGAACTTTTTTTCCAGCTGCTGCATCTGCTCCCTGTTGGAGAAAAGCTCTTCCGAAAACTGCTGCAGCCCGATTTTTTTATGATAAAAGACGGCTGTTTTTCCCATATGCTTCCCATTCTCAAATTCGACTGCTTTCAGAGGAATCCGGTCCAGACAGTGCTGTCTCACAACGATCTGCGCCTTACTGTCTCTGATTCGAAACGCCGCTGCATCAGCCAGCTTAAGCCACTCTCTTACCGCTGTATACCTTGCAAGACCTTCTTCTGCCTGCCGGTCATACATTTCCTTTTCACCCGGATATTTAGAATCCGCAGCCATTTCAAGATCCTGCCTCCACTGCATTTGTGTTTTCTCCGCCAGCGTTTTTACCCTGCTGTATTTCTGGCAGACTTCTTTTGCAAACTCCAGCATATCCTCTGCTGTTTCCTGTTTCATATTCCGTATCACCTCCTCTGATAGCGGCCAATTGTGTCGGCCATTCCAATAAGGGCATTTTCTTTCTCCCGGACTACCGTTCTCCGGGTCAGCAATTTTCCCTCCGCCCCTGTGATTTCCGACTGCTTCTTCCCATCCACAAACAACTGCTCCGCCACAAGCCGGGTCTGGCCACGCAGACTGCGAAGCCCGATCTCAAAGAGTTCGATCTGCTCACAGACTTCATAGTAAGGTTCCAGAAACTGCTCCGTGCGCTGTGTCTGCACTTCCCGGTTCATGGATGCCAGCACCTTATCGCAATTAAGGACCGTTCGTTCCACCGGGTTCGACAAGCCGCTTGTCTGCACCCGTTCAGATTCCTCATGTGCGCCCTGTGACAGTTTATAGATGATCTCATCCTTCGTGTAAAACCACGATTTGGATTCTTCATACTGCTGTCGGAGCAACTCCCGTCTGCGGACCAAACAGCGATAGGAATCGGCCAGTTTTTTGACCAGCTCCAGACAATCCATCTGTCCAGGTTCATTGGCAGATGCTACATTCTTTTCCTCAGCCATTGTTCGTCCTCCTTTCTGACCGATCCGATTGATACTTAGCTTGGTGCTTTCCCGGCGGCTTTCTTCTTTCTCCGCTTGGTTGCTTCCTGATGCACCCGTTCCTTCACCCCTTCGATCAGCCGGTCCGCATCCAGATCCGTAAGCGTCTCATACCACGAAGAGTGAAAGAATCGTTCTAATCTTTCTTTCTCGTGCATTGCATCCAGATTCCTTGGATTGACATCCAGCCGGTGAAGCGCCCACTTATAATCCTTGACCGCCTGCAGGATGATGGCATTTGCCAGGTTCTCATAGCAGGCCATATTTTCACTGACGGCAACTTTTGCAGCACTTCTTACTCTGCTCATTTTTCAACGCCTCCCATCCTGTCATACCAGGGTGCCGGCACCTTCTCCGGAGCAGTTCCGTACTTGAAAACATAGATCGTGTGCCACGCAGTCTCATATAAAAGATCCAGCAAACGGCGGTTTGCTTCCGGCAGTTCATTTGCTTTCTTAATGAACTGCTCGATAAAGTGCTCCCGGTTCGCATTCCCCAGATTCTGGCTCTTTTCACTTGCAATGACCGCCTCTGCAAACTGAAAACAGATCTTTTTGTACTGCTGGACACAGTCGTATTTCCATGTGAGTGCATCCAGCAGGACCTTTCGTTTTCCGTCCGGGGTGAGCTTGGGCATATTCTGGATCTTGGATTTCTGATACAGTTCCATGGCCTGTTCTTCCTTACAGAATTCCTGCTGCATCCAGATCTCGCTTGCCCGGATGTGGCACATCAGAAGTTCCACCTCATGCTCATAGGCTTCCTTCATCAGAAGATCCCGGTTCATCCGCAAGTCTGCTGCCCTGCGGAGCGGATTCGCCCCAAAGAGCTCACAAAGGAGTCCCTTCTCGCCAATCGGCCGGAACATTGCCCAGAGGATGAAGAATCCCTCTTCGTCTCTCTTGGCTTTCATTGCCGTTACCGGCTTGGACTTTTTATAACGATAATCGCTCTCCTCTGCCGGACGGCGGTCCTCTGCATTCAAAAACAGATACTTTTTCATATTCTCTCCTATCTCCCCAGCTGTGCCTTGACCGCTGAGATCAGTTTTTCCTGTGTCATGTCCTTCTGCTCCAAAGCCGCCATGACATCCTCGTCCACCGTGTCCTTGGTGATGATATGGTGGATAGTGACCACATCCGTCTGCCCCTGCCGCCAGAGTCTGGCATTAGTCTGCTGGTACAGTTCCAGACTCCATGTCAGCCCGAACCAGATGAGGATGTGTCCACCCTGCTGGATGTTCAAACCGTGTCCGGCCGATGCAGGATGGATCAGAGCAACTGGAATGTTCCCGGCATTCCAGTCTTTGATGTCGGTACTGCTCTTGATATCCCGTACCGGAATCTTTTGCTTTGCCAAATGCTCCATAATGCGCTGGCGGTCATGCTTGAACCAGTAGGCCACTAGCACTGGCTGTCCGTTGGCCGCTTCGATCAGGTCTTCGAGAGCTTCCAGCTTGTGGTCATGGATGACTCGTGCTTTGCCGTTCTCGTCATAGACAGCGCCATTGCTCATCTGCAACAGTTTCCCTGTCAGTGATGCAGCATTGGCAGCATCTATGTCACCGTCTTTCAGCGGGATCAGCAGATCTTTCCGAAGCATATCGTAGAGTTCCCGTTCCTGCGTGTTCATCTCCACCTCGTACCGGCTTGGAATACAGTCCGGCATATGAAGGTAATCCAGTGCTTTCATAGAAATCGTGATATCCGAGATCCGCTGGTAGATCAGCTCCTCTGCTCCTTCTCTGGGCTTGTATTGGAACACAACACCCGTGGAAGGATTCATGGAAGAGGCTTTGAAATAAGCTTCCCGGTACCGACCGATGAATTTGCCAAGCCGCTCCCCGCCATCCAGAATCCCGATCTCCGCCCAAAGATCCATGAGACCATTGGAAGAAGGGGTTCCGGTCAATCCGACCCATCGTTTCACATACGGGCGGACTTTCCGCAGGAATTTAAAACGCTGGGACTGGTAGTTCTTGAACGATGACAGCTCATCAATCACGACCATGCCAAAATCCCAGCGCATTCCGTTTTTCTCATAATACTCCACCAGCCATTTGATATTTTCCCGGTTGACGACATAGATCATCGCCGGGTGGTGGAGTGCCGCAATGCGTGTCTTTGTATCACCTACGATGACAGAAATATCCAGGCCTTGCAGATGATCCCACTTTTCGATCTCTGCCGGCCATGTATCACGGGCCACACGCAGCGGCGCAATGATCAGGACCTTGCTGACCTCGAAGGTCTCCAGCATAAGGTCTTTGATGGCCGTCAATGTGATAACGGTCTTTCCTTAACCCAAGCCCATATCCAGAAAAAGGGCTGCGACCGAGTGTGTTTTGATATACTCCGTACAGTAGCTCTGATAATCATGTGGAATGAACTTCATTTGGGCATCACCTCCTCCCCGGCATCCTGTGCCCGTGTTTCCAGCTCCTCGCTTTGTGTATTTCCTTGTGGCAGCGTAACTTCCGGCATCTCCGGAATCTTCGCCCCGATTCCCTGGGGGATAGGCTCGCCCGGTTTCCAGCGAAGCAATGCATGGATAGCAGGCTGGATCTGTTCCGGGCGGTCTACGCAGAATACCGGGAAGCCCAGTACCTCCAGCTGCTGTCTGCGTTTTCTCTGGAGGATACGCATCTGCTTTCCGGGTGCTTTCAGTTCTACAAACGCACACTTGCCGCCGAGCAGCAAAACCAGTCGATCCGGCACACCGTTCATGCTCTGGCTGGTGAATTTAAGGGCCTGCCCACCGGCGGCCCTGACTGCTTCCACAAACTGCTTTTCGACTTCATTCTCCCTCATCCGGCTTCGCCTCCTCTGTCCGCCAGACACCGATGCGTGGACGTTTCTTTTCCTGGCATTCCCTTTTCGGGTGTTTCCTTTTCTGGTGCTTCTTCCTGCGCTCTTCCCGAACTACATTGCCGATGGCTTCATTGGCAGTCGGGTCCGGATGGCTGTGGCTGACTTTCCTGTTCGGAGCACTTTCCTCTTTGCGTTCTGTAATCCAGTGAATGACATCTTCCATACCGTCACCTCACTGATTGATCTGCTTCCACTGCTGCGGCTCCATCGTGGCGACCTGCCAACCGATGCCCTCCAGTGTGGTGGCGCGGTCATAGGAAACAACGTCCTGCGATGCGCGGGTCACCGCATTGGACAGACCGTACAGAGAAAGGTCTCCGCCTTCAATGAGGTACTTGAGGATACCTTCCTGTTCCTCGGCATTGATGCCATAGCTCTGGGCAGTCAGCTGCACCACATCCTGTACCCTGCCGGTGATCGGCACTGCCATAGATTCCTGCAGGCGGCCGACCACCTGGGAAAAGCGAGCCTCATCAATGGCAGCCATCGTGGTATCGCGGAGTTTCAGCAGGAATGCCTTGTCCTCTGCTTCCATCGTCTCATCCGAATACAGGGCAAAGCTGTCCTCCACTGCTTTTGCCTGCCGGCCCACATGATGACGGCGTTCGCCCATGTCATTGACCACCATGCCATTGGTGCAGACCAGACGGTATACCAGCGGCTGAATGGACACAGCTCCCAGACCGACCTCGGAGTTGGAGATCATCACGCCAGCCTGGACGATATCGCCCTTGCGGACTTCCATCTCCAGACGGTGATTGACCACCTTGAGGTACAGACGGTTCTCCGTCACCTCACAGGACATGACCTCGTACTGATCGTTTCCAGCGAACAGCGGCAGGACAGCTGTGGCGATTTCCATGTTGTCGATACGGCGATAGCGTTCCGACAGCAGTGCACGGGCTACCTGTCCGGCACCGTAATCCATCGAACGGACCATGTAAGAACTGGGCTTGTCCGAAAACCAGCTGTTCACGTTCTCAGCCAGCAGTTCCGGCTTCTGTGCCTGCATGAGATCGTAGTACTTAACCGGGATACCAAGTGCTGATGCCACTTGACGATGGAACAGGGAGGTCGTACCAAACACTTCCTGCTGGCTGGTTGTAAGATGGTTGATCTCAAAAGTCTGTCCATCCTCCCGGAGGCGCATCCCCTGCGCCGGACTGATAAAATCCTGCTTGGCCTGATTCTGACAGTTCAGTTCGACCAGGACTTCCTGCAAATTTCTTCCTGTTTTCATAGTAATTTTCCTCTCTATCTCTGCGGCGCATATTTATACGCCTGTTTATGCGTCCGTGTTCTTCCGACAAAAACGCCGTGTTTTTATAACTACAAGTGCTTACAATTCCCGGTTGATCATCTGCTGGATGATCCGAACAGCACCCTGCATACGCCTGCGGTTCAGCCGGGTATCCTGCAGGAGTGTGTCCAGAGCATCCACCTCGTCCCGGATGTCACAGAGAGCCGACCGCTGATGGTCAGCCAGGCGTTCATTCTCCTGTTCCATGCGGTCGTACTCTTTTTCGTAATCATCGATATCCTGCACATTAGTTTCGACATATTCCTCGATCTCCCGGCGGAGTTCCTCTCCGGCATAGTCCTGCACCGCATCCAGCAGATCCCGGATGCCAAAGGGTGTCAGGAGTTTTCCGTCTTTCATTTTTAGAACGTGAGGCATCTCGTTCCCCCTTTAATCCTTAAAGTAATAGCTGCCCTTATATCCGGCAGCATTCAGAGGAAGATCCTTGCACCACTCCGGGTTAACAGACATCAGCTTGCAGACCTCATCCACTGTGTACTGATCCTTGGGTGCTTCGATGATGACTTCATCGTGAACGTGACCTACGATATTCAGACCATAGCCTTCCATCCGGGCCATTGCTTCTGCCAGAATGTCACGGGCGATCGCCTGTGTCGCATTCTCCACCAGCCGGCCGGAGTAGGTTTCCTGTCTGGCCCATTTGTGGTTCTGACCCACTCCTTCATAGGTCAGGCTCATGCGACCGAAGCGGTTCGGCTGCAGTCTCGGCTTCAGATACGCCAGCTTTCTTCCAGAAGGCAGCAGCATCCAGAGCGTACCGGAATAAAACTCAAACGCCAGCTTACCGATCTCCTGTCGCTTTCCGGTTTTAAACGCCTGCGTTGCCGCCTTTTCCACATCCCACCAATACTGGACGATCTTCGGATTGGCTTCCCGCCAGGAATCAATGATCTCCGGCAGTTCCTCCTCTTTCAGGCCCATCTGCAAAGCACCCATGCTGATGAGTGCGCCGGAAGAACCGCCATAGCCGCAGGCCAGCTCTGCCACCTTTCCTTTCTGCCGAAGCTCTCCATTGATTCCGTGCTTTACTACCGGCACATGGAACATCTGACTGGCAGAGGCACAGTAGATGTCCTTTCCTTCCAGAAAGGCTTCCAGTCGCCAGTCCTCACCGGCTTCCCATGCAAGCACACGGGCTTCGATGGCGGAGAAGTCGGCCACGATGAACTCACAGCCCTCTCTTGGGATCAGCATGGTTCGAATCAGCTGGGAAAGCACATCCGGGGTATTGCCATAGATGGTCTCGACCATATCAAAGCACCCCAGCTTCACCAGTTCCCTCGCCCCATCCAGCGTGGATATATGGTTCTGCGGCAGATTCTGCAACTGGATATTCCGGCCAGAATACCGACCTGTGCGGCTGGCCCCATAGAACTGGAACAGACCTCTTGCTCTGCCATCTGAGCAGACACAGCGTTCTGCCGCCTGATATTTCTTCACAGAGCTTTTTGCCATCTGGAGCCGGAGCTTCAGCATATCCATTGCCTCAGCATCCACTCCGTTCTTGTCCAGTTCATCGATCATCTGTGCTACATCCTTTTTTCCGAGCGTGTCCATCGGGATGCCCCGTTCATCCAGCCATGACTTCAGCTGTGACACAGAGTTGGGATTCTCAAGCCCGGTCAGTTCGTAGGCTTTCTTACTCATAGCGTCCGAGAGCATCAGGTCACAGGCAATGGCCTGCTGCACCAGCTCCGTGTCGATCTTTACGCCCCGGTCATTGATACGCTCATTGACCCGGTAGTGCTTCCACTCCTGCACCGGCATCGGGAATTTCTTCAGCCGCTTATAAATGTCCACCTCGGTGTTGACATCCTGAATGCAGTAATACTTAAACTTCTCCCAGTCAGCCGGGTAATGCTCCGGAAGATTCCGGGTACGCATCCCGTTGCTTTTCGTTGGCTTACAGGGCATGGAAAACAGCTTGATCAGCCGCTCACCTTCTTTGTCTTTCTGCTGGCTGGTCTTCAGCACAGTACCAACATCCTTTAGAGCCATTGGCAGAGTCAGCGATGCCGCCATAACCATCGTGCAGATCCAGCTGTCCGGCGAAAGGAACTCCCCGGGTTTCAGATACTGTCCCGGCAGATGTCTTTGCAGATGCACAGAAAAACAGACCCGTTCAAAGGAAGCATTGTGGGCGATCAGGCGCACGTTTCCAGACTGGAAATCCTCCAGCAGCTCTTTCGGGAGCGGTTCTCCCGATGCAAGATCTGCACATCTGGTCTCGCCAAAACCATCCCCTTCATCGCTTGCCCAGGCGACCAGCAGGATCTCAAAGCTGGGGTCTGTGGCATAGCGGTACAGGCCGCATTTTCCGATATCCACCTCGCTGTAGGTCTCAATATCGATCAGCGTTTCTTTCAAATATCTCACCTCTATTCGATGTAAAAAGCCGGAGGACACTCTGGCATCCCCCGGCACGGTTACTTATCTGTATTTCTCTTAGCGAAGGTAATCCGGCAGTTCCTCACCGGCATCGCCGCCCAGAACATCCTCATCGTCCAGCGCGTCAAAATCAGACTCTGCCGATGCCTTGCCGGACAGACGGTCACCATCCTTGACGAACTGTACGTTCCCCAAGCCGGCAGCCACACCGCGGTTGCCATTGGCGTTAAAAGCGTAGAAGTTCACACTGACGTTGCAGTAGCAGCCGGAGTAGACCATCATCGGGTCTGTCACAGGCTGGACATGACGGTCCACGACCTGCGGTGCATCCTTGCTGGAGGCATTCACAAAGAAATGCTCCTGATAGTTCTCGTCGTCCGGGCGGTCAATGTCACCGTCACGCAGAGGCAGCTTCAGGTTCGGCGGGATCTTACCGCCCCACTTACGGGTCTTGCCATCCTCCTTGGCTGCCTCCACTGCCTTGTGGATCGCCAGCAGGGTCTTCTTGTCCTCCTTCGGGATCAGGCAGGAAACGGAATACTTAGCCTCGCCGCCGTTGATGCTCTTTGCTTCAAAAATGTTTGCGAAAGAGATACGGCACGGAATCACGACCTTAGTTGCACTGGAAATCTTGTTAGCCATAATAAAAATCCTCCATCAATCTGTTTTTGTGTATTGCTGCTGCCCTCAGTCGAGGACAGCAAATTCATCTTCCGCAGTCTGCAGATCGACTGCCTCTCTGAGGTCCGAATCCGGGACAAGTGCCAGCTTACCGGGCGGCTTGACCACATACTCTCCCAGAATCTCCTGGAACTTTTTCTTTCCCATGAGCTTTTCAAAGGCTGTCAGGGAGATCAGCTCCGTCTTATAAATATCGGTATATCCGGCCTTCTCTGCCGCGGCCACCACCGATTTCGTATCAAGGAACTGCCGCTTGCTCCTGCCTTCGACCACCTTATACCCATCCCATCTGACACCATGATTGATGGCCTCCGAACTGACATAGGCAAAGATGGCTTCGATCCAGGACTCGATACGGTTCAGGGTCGGCAGCATCTTCTCAATGTCTGTCTTGGAAAGCAGTGCCGGGGATTTAAAGGTCGGCACGGAGGTGTCCGGGTCAAAGGATGCTGTTGCATCTGTTTCCACGGTTTCATCCTCCAGCACGCCGGCATCCAGATCCAGAAACTCTTCTTTCACCAGAGCCATCGCTTCGTCAGCACAGGCTTTGCAGGAAGTTCTGGCACGGCAGAACCGGCACCAGTCCCCGGGAACCTGCTGGCCTTTTCCTTCAAAGGCCAGCTTTGCCCTCGGTCTGACATAGGTCTCTGCCCAGTCCAGCAGTTCCTCCACACTGCATTCAAACGTTGAGATATTTTCCAGTCTCGGCTGGATAATGGTCATGGACACCTTTTTGATACTGTACAGATATCCGTAGGCGTGATAAGCACCCAAGGCATACAGCATCATCTGCGGATTATGGTCACAGTTTACGAACACGCCCTTGCCGTTCTTGTAGTCCATGACATAAAGCGTACCGTCTGCGATGATCACGCAGTCGCCGGTGCCAAAGCCAGATGGAACCAGGTAGCTGTAATCCAGCCGTTCCTCCACCATGACCAGTGGATGCGGACAGGTCTCCTTGATACGCTCCACCGTAGAAATGATGAACTCCGCATAGATATCAGTGTTCGCTTCCATCTCCTCATCCTCGTACTCGGAGGTTGGGCGCTTCACCCGTTCATGCAGATATTTCCGCAGCTTGTATTCGCCCAGCGCATGGGCGGCAGTTCCCTCCTCGGCGTACACCGAGGATTCATTTGGAAAGTTCAGCTCCAGCCTTGCAGATGGCGTACAGTTCAGCCACCTCTTCGAGCTGGAAGCAGAAAGGATTGCATGTACTTCCGGCATGATGACCTCCCTTAAATCTGGGAGATATCTGCCAGAAATGCTTCGTACTTCTCTGCAGGCAGGTCAGATAGCTGGGCCACACCGTAGGTCTTCAGAAGCTGACCGATCTTCTCGTTGTTATCACGCTTCTTCTTGATCTTGGCGACAATGACCGCCGTGATCTCGTCCTTGGTGATCATTACTGCAGACTGTGTTTTCTCCTTGGCAGCAGGTGTGTCCTTGTCCGTGGTTTTATCGGACGGTACTTCTTTTTGGCCGGTATCTTCTTCCCACGGCAGCGCATCCGCATCATCCACCGGATGCTCACTCTCTGTGGTTTCTGAA